TGAGGATGAAAAAGTAGAGATTATGAATGCAAGCGGCACAGAAATAGAAACCATAAAGGCTTTTGCTAAGTTTGCAAATAGTCTTGTAAAGTATAATGAGGAACACTTATGGAAGTAAAGTTATACACGCAACCAAATTGTGGTTTTTGCGATTTAATGAAAGAAATGCTAGACAAGGTTAGGATTTCGTATTATACTATAGATATTAAAGAAGATGAAACGGCTTTAGCATTTATGAAAGAACAGGGTCATAGAACTGTACCTCAGTTGTATGCGAATGATGTACATATAAATACTAATCCTAATACTAGAGAATATACTCCTGATGAGCTTGAAAATTTGATTATACAAGCTGAATTTAGTGAATGGCCTTGGCAGGACAGTGGAATAGAACAAGGAATATAATGCCTAAACTTTTTGATTATGTAACAAGTATCAACGACAATAAAAAAGATATAATGAAGGATGACATAGATGAACGAGGATATAGCCCTTTTCATACTAATAGGTCTCTTTCTTATTTTAATGACACTGTTGGTCTTGCTAATGTGGTAAATCAATACCATCATCTTGACAATAAACTACAATATCACTTTCTTATAAATATAGTTCGAAAGCGGAAACGTTTTTCGAAATGGATGAAAGCCGAAAGTGAAAGTGATATTGATGCGGTACAAGAATACTATGGTTACAGTAAAGAAAAAGCCAAACAGGTTCTTCCCCTCTTATCACCTGATCAAATAATAATAATAAAAAAGAAGGTGAGCAAAGGTGGAAGAAAATAATATTGTTGAATGGGTGCCAAGCGATATGCTTGAGGTTACTTTAAATGAGCCAGACGATTTTTTAAAAATAAGAGAGACACTTACTCGCATTGGTGTAGCTTCACGTAAAGATAAAAAGTTATTTCAATCGTGTCACATCTTACATAAACAGGGTAGATACTTCATAGTACACTTTAAAGAACTGTTTATGCTTGATGGTAAGAAAGCTAATCTAGAACAGACAGACGTTGAACGCAGAAACACAATCGCTACATTACTGAGTGATTGGGGGCTACTTGATTGGGCAAACAAAGATGCTGAATATCCATGTGCTCCATTACGTCTGATTAAAATTATTCCTTACAAAGAGAAGAATGAATGGGAACTTTGTCCGAAGTATAATATCGGGAATAAATAACAATGATCCCAGACGGACTAGCAGATGCTATAGCAAATAGGAAAGCATTTCATGGAGAGTTAGATCTTTCTAGAAATGCTTTTCCTAGTTGGGATGAGCTAGTACCATACTTTGATCAATCATTTCTTAACGGTAATAATAGAGCAAGAGATCCGCATAAGATATGGACTAATGTTGAAACTAATGATTTTTCTATTGTTAGAAATGTTAAGATTGAACTAGGAAAGATACTCAACACTTTAGATATATCTTGTCACTGCTATGCAGGGTTTAGTCCAAATGCAAAAGCATCTCCACCTCATAGAGATGGTATGGAAGTATTCTTTGTGATGATAAAAGGATCTATGCCTTGGAAAATATTTGAGAATGGTTGTGACTATGATGATAGTACACAAAGCATGACAACGAAGTCTACCTTCTCCAAAAGACTGACACAAGGTGATTTTGTGTATGTTCCTACAGGAGTATTTCATTGTGCAGTGCCTGATAGCTCTAGAGTTGGATTTTCTTTTGGTTGGTCTTAACTTTTTTGCATATTAGGTATTGACAAATAGCATAACTTATACTATATTATATGTTATAAATAATGTTGCAGTGCAGAATAATCTGGCTGTAATATAATCTTGCTTGCATAAAAGGAGATAACAATGACAGGCTTACAACAACTATTCCCACGTTCATCTTTTGTTGGTTTTGACCATCTGTTCAGTGAACTAGAGTTCACGGCGAAACATGCTCAAGATCATTATCCACCTCATAATATTATTAGAACATCTGAGTCGGATTACTTGATTGAACTTGCTATTGCAGGTTTTTCAAAGGATGAGATATCTGTAGAAGTTAAAGATAGAACCTTGACTGTTACAGGGGAACATGTCTCTAAAGGTAGAGAGTTTATCCATCGTGGCATTTCGACAAAGAAATTTAAACGAACCTTTAGGCTGTCCGAACATGTAAATGTAAACGGAGCAGATATTCAGGATGGTATTCTGGCAATTGATTTGCAGTATGTGATCCCTGAAGAAATGCGTCCTCGTAAAATCAATATTGGTCAAACGAGGAAACAAAATGACACAAGCAATACTAGCAGCCCACAGCTACTCAACGAGAGCAGTTGAAGTTTTAATCGAAGCGTTCCGCTCACTTAGACAACATCGTCTAGATCGTAAAGTTATTAGAGATACCGAAAAAGAACTACACAGGTTAACAGATAAAGAGTTGTCTGATATCGGTCTTTGTCGTGGCGACATTTATTACGTTGCACGTTCTAATGACAATATGAAGGGGTGGGTCTAATGACAACATTAGTAGCAAACTATGTCTTCTCACCCTTGTCGGGTTTGTGGTCTTCACTAGATCGCTACACGCAGATGATGGGATATTCGAGAGCGGCAGCGGAACTCGCAAGAATGGGTATGATAGAGGAATCGAAACGTTGTATGATGGAAATCGGGAGATTGCAAAATGACCGGTGATATCGCAACAATGGGTGCCTTGATTGGTGCAGGTCTAGCAACATTTGGAATGGGTGGCGCAGCCATCGCAGTTGGAATGGTTGTTGGAAGTGTACTAAAATACATGCCAAAGAAAACTGACAACTCAACGATGTTTGTTGGTATAGCATTCGCAGAAGCATTAGGAATCTTTGCATTTCTTGTTGCACTTCTACTAATGTTTGCTGTATAATGGTAACATCAGAGTTGGTGGAGAGGCTTGGTTTAGCCTTCTTTGCTACAATGTCAATACTAATCTTAGTATGCATAATGATAGGTTTTTATGCAGTATTTGACGCTTATAATAAACCAAACGAGTGTAATATAAATACACTTGCAGAAATGAGTGTTAACTTAAAGTAAACTCTGAAGGGGCAGGGAGACTTGCCCCTTAGGTCACACACAACACACAAAATAGGAGACTTAAATGTCAAATCCATATCAAATCCGCTATGATGTATTGAACATGGCAAAAGAAATCGCAGACAAGCATTACGATATGCAAGTAGATCTTGCTAATAAAATGTTAAGTATGTACAAGGAAGATACTGAACAGGCACTAGAAGCTTGGAAGCAGTATGTACCAAAAGCCTTAAATCCAGATGAAATCAAATCCCAAGCTGAAAAACTTTATGAGTTTGTATCGGAAAAAAAGTAATGCCTGATTGGGTAATACTAGCAGGTCTGTCATTAACTTTGACAGTCCTGTTTTTAATTTTTGATAGGGGAGAGAAGTGATGAATAATGAAATGCAAGATTTGAAGTTTACTACAGCAGGAGAATTTTTCGAAATGGTTAAAGACGATAACAACGGACCGTTTAAAGATGCGTTTGAGGCAGATACTAATGGGGTTGTTCGTAGAGAAATCGTAACGTATCGTGTAAAAGACGGTTTGATGGTAAAGGAAGAAGCTTTTCGAGACTATTACGAAAGCGGAGATTATCATGATTCTCGAAATACTCTAGTACTAGCAGAGCGGTGATATGCATATTATTAGAAAAAAAGATGGTAAAATAGTAGCCATGGCATCACGTTTAGAGGATGCTATGTCTATTGCAGATGGTAAAAGGATTGATAAAGAGGATTATGTTGTACAAGAATCTACTGATCAGCAAGAACTGTCTGAGATATATCGCTCATACTATGGAACGAGATCCCTATGACAGATGAAGAAGTAAGAGCATCAGCACAAGCTGAAGCAGAGAGAACATTTGAAGCTTTCATGTTATGGTCAAAACGAGTTACACTTGCTACTATATTCTTTTTGCTTGTTGTGGTTTTTGGATGTAACAATGGCGTAGAAACTGGACCTAACAAGACAGGTTCAGGATATAATGGTGAACAGTATGATCCTACGATATAATAGTTGACATTGTAGAAAAACTATAATATAATAGCTGAGTGTAAGTTTGGAGGATATATGAACTTTTATACTAGCGTTAATCGATACGGTAACTCTATCCTGTATCGTGGAGTAAATAACTACGGCAAAAGAATAGAGGCCAAGTACAAGTTTGAACCAAAACTGTATTTACCATCCAACAAGAAAACAGCCAAACATAAAGCAATGGATGGTGTTCAGCTTGAAGAGATTAGCTTCTCTTCCATGTATGACACAAAAGAATTCCTAAAAAAATATAAAGATGTGGATAATCTAGATGTGTACGGAAATCAGAACTTCGTGCAGCAGTTTATCACAGATAAGTTTCCTTCAGAAATAAAGTTTGATCGAAGCAAGGTCGATGTGTGTAACATTGATATTGAGGTTGCTTCTGATGAGGGCTTCCCTTTTCCTGAAGACGCAGCACACCCTGTTATCTCTATTGCACTCAAGTCAAGTCTTAGTGAAGTGTATCATGTGTGGGGTCTTGATGAGTATGACGCAGAAAATGCGTACAAGGATGATCTCATTGTGCAGTATCGGCACTGTAGGAATGAGACAGAACTTCTTGCTAAGTTTGTAGAATGGTGGACTAGTAACTGCCCTGATGTGATCACAGGCTGGAACGTTAGACTATTCGATATTCCTTATCTTGTTAATCGTATCAAGCGTATAGGATCTGAGGAAGCAGTCAAGCGTCTATCTCCATGGGGGCTAGTCTCTCAGCGTGAGTTGCACATCAAAGGTAAACGTATGGATGCCTTTGAGATTACTGGCGTTCAGCAACTTGACTACTATGATCTGTTTCAAAAGTTTGGATACTCGTATGGAGCACAGGAGTCTTATAAGTTAGATCATATTGCTTATGTGGTATTAGGTGAGCGGAAGTTATCTTACGAAGAACATGGCAACCTGTACACTTTGTACAAAGAAGATCATCAGAAGTTTATTGACTATAACATTCGTGACGTGGAACTCATTGAGCGACTAGAAGAAAAGATGGGTCTGATCACTCTTGCTATGACTATGGCATATCGTGGTGGTGTGAACTATGGCGATACCTTTGGCACTACTGCCATATGGGATTCTATCATTTATCGTGAACTAAATGCCAAGGGTATTATTATTCCACCAAACAGACAGAAAATGAAATCTTCTTACCCCGGTGGATATGTCAAAGATCCCCATGTTGGTGCTCATGATTGGGTAGTATCATTTGACTTGAATAGTCTGTATCCTAACCTGATTGTACAATATAACATGTCACCTGAGACACTAATCGGCAATAAGACGTTTCCGCATGGTGTTGACTACTATCTTGAAAAGGATTGTGATACTGAAGGTGTGTCTGTTGCTGCAAATGGTTCAGCATACACAAAAGAGTTTCAAGGCATCCTTCCAAAGATTATTGAGAACTACTATGAAGAGCGTAGTGTTATCAAGAAGTCTATGCTACTTGCTCAACAGGCATATGAAAAGACTAAGACTGTTGAACTAGAGCGTGAGATCAATCAGCTAGAGAATAGACAGATGGCTATTAAGATCTTGCTCAACTCTTTGTATGGTGCGTTAGGTAATCAATACTTTCGTTACTTCGACATGCGTATTGCAGAAGGTATTACACTATCAGGTCAGTTGTCTATTCGTTGGGCAGAGAACGCTATCAATGATGAGATGAATAAACTCATGGATACGCTAGGACAAGACTATGTTATCGCTATCGATACTGACTCTTTATACATTAACTTTGGTCCATTGGTGGACAAACTAAATCCAAAAGATACTGTCAAGACACTAAGTAAGATCTGTGAAGAACACTTTGAAAAAGTTCTTGAGAAGTCTTATGCTAAACTATTCAAGAAGATGAACGCATACAAACCACGTATGGTTATGGCACGTGAAGCCATAGCAGATCGTGGTATTTGGACTGCCAAGAAACGCTATATCCTAAACGTTCATAACAACGAAGGAGTACAGTACGCACAACCAAAGCTTAAGATGATGGGCATTGAGGCTATCAAGTCATCCACACCTGAGGTTGTTCGTAATAAGTTCAAAGAGATCTTTCGTGTTATCATTGAAGGCACAGAGCAAGAGACGCAAGATTATATTTCACGATTTAAGTCAGAGTTCAAGTCTCTGCCACCTGAAGCAGTGGCATTCCCAAGAGGTGTAAGTGATGTCGATAAGTGGAGATCCAATCAAGATGTTTATTTGAAGGGTACGCCTATT